GTTCAGCAGCCGGTTCAGCAGCCGGTTCAGCAGCCGGTTCAGCAGCCGGTTCAGCAGCCGGTTCAGCAGCCGGTTCAGCAGCCGGTACAGCAGCCGGTTCAGCAGCCGGTTCAGCAGCCGGTTCAGCAGCCGGTTCAGCAGCCGGTTCAGCAGTCGCAGTTGCCAATCCAGCCTACGTTGCCAATCCAGACATCACAACCTGCGGTAGAACAACCTGTGGTAGAACAGCCGGTTCAGCAGCAACCGGCTCAGGGAGGCGCTACACAGCCGGTAGCTACGGCGGGTGGGTTCGGTGCGGCGGCTCCTGCCAATCCCGTACAGACCCACTCCCAGCCTGTTAAAGCTACCGTACAGGCACCCCACCCGGTAGCTACGGCGGGTGGGTTCGGTGCGGCGTCTCCTGCCAACCAGCAGCCGGTTCAGCAGCAGCAGCCGGTACAGCAGCCGGTACAGCAGCCAGTACAGCAGCCGGTACAGCAGCCGGTACAGCAGCCGGTTGAAGTTGCACAAGCCCAAGTGGACCAGCCCCAGTTTGTTAAGGACTTGGATGCTGAACTGGCAAAGTTGCTTCCGCAGCAATAGTATTCACACGCCCCTATTAGAAGACAGGGCACAACACCGTGCCCTGTCTTAACCAGTGTGGATACTATCACCCATGCAATTCGCAGACAGTTTGGCACAAGCTAAATTATATCTAGCCGCCGTTCTGCCTTGGCCTATTGAGGGCCATGGTACGGCCTTTATCAACGTCCATTGGACATTCAAGCCTGAAGACAGGAAGGAACCAATCTTTCCCGGACGCGCATGCCGGTCTATGGATGAAGCGATCAGTGCAATAACGTTTGCCCAAAAAGATGGTAGGCGGGACATATACGCTTGTATGTCTTCCCAGCGTAATGCAATTGAAAAGCAGGGTAAGAAAAGCAACTATAAATACTGGTCAGCACAACGTAACCAATCTAACGTTGCATATATAAAATCGTTCTTTATTGACCTTGACTGGAAAGGTAAAGACAAAAAGAGCTACGATAACCAATTGGAGGCTGTTCAAGCACTAGCCAAATTCATACAGCACACCGGGTTACCCAACCCCAGCATGGTAGTTGGTTCTGGTGGTGGCATGCATGTGTATTGGAATGTTGACCGGCCCCTCACACTACCGGAATGGCAACCCATAGCGCATTCTTTCAGGAATGCCGCCACTGACAGTGGTATGTTGTTTGACGGGCAATGCACAATAGACAGTGTGCGGCTATTGAGAATACCCGGAACATTCAATTACAAATTACCGGATGCAAGGCCGGTTACCTTGCTAGGTAACCCTACAGGTTTTGATTATAGGCTTGATCGTATAGCTGATAGTGTTGCCAAATGGAGAGACACTTCTTTCATAGGTGGGTTTGATTACAAGGCCCTACCCCCCAAAGCCCCAGTGGTAAATGATGAAATGTCGGCAGGGGTGGATATGAGCGTGGGTAAGGTTGGCCCTGTTGATATAACAGGCGTCGTGTCGGAATGCCCGTTCATAAAGGATGGCCTAACTACCGGGGGCAGGGATTACAACAACCCGCTATGGAACCTTACAACGCTCATATCAGTGTTCACTACACAGGGGGCAACCCTAGCCCATCTTATGGCACGGGGCCATCCTGACTATAGCCCTGTTACCACTGACGAGTTGTATGGCCGAAAGAAACAAGAACGTGAAGAACGTAACTTGGGGTGGCCGTCCTGCTTAAGTATAAACGGTGCTGGGTATGAAGGGTGTAAGGCATGCCCACATTTTAGTGAGAAAAAATCACCCCTAAACTTTGCACCCAAGAAATACAATAAGCCACTACCCCCCATGCTTACCTCACAAGGTAAGCCACTTGTTGAAAAAGATTTGCCACAGGGCTATACTAGAGACATAGAAGGTTTCATCAATTATGTGTTTTACACACAGGACGGTGAAACTGCCGAAGCTCGGGTATGTGACTACCCAATGGTCAATCCATGGCTACAGAAAAACCCATGGCGCTTGAACTTTACAACCACAACAGAGGAAGGCCATTTAGCACAGATCATGTTAGACCTTGAGGTAGTTGGTGGCACCGAAATGAGAAAGGTGCTACAAGCCCAAGGGTTCATGGTTGGTGTTGATGAATTCAAAAAGGTATCAAAATTCCTCATGGCTTGGATACAGACTTTACAGCAGCGTAAGCATGCTGTCATATCGTCCACACCTTTTGGGTGGAACATGAAGGGTGGCAAGCTAGAGGGGTTTGTGTACGGTGGCAATGTGTGGACACTTGATGGCCCCCGTCCAGCCGCCAATGCAGACCCAATCATTGCTTCCCAATATGCCCCCAATGGTAGTCTTCTACCTTGGGTTGATGCAGCAAAGCTGATAACAGACCAGCAACGCCCTGACCTTGACGCCATCCTAGTATCATCTTTTGCAGCACCTCTCGTTAGGTTCACAGACCAAACTGGTTTGCTCATGTCTACGTATTCCGTGGAAAGCGGGCTTGGCAAGTCAACAGCACTTCGCATAGCTCAAGCTGTATGGGGTGACCCCATACGGGCCATGCAGTCGCTGTCTGATACAGAGAACTCTGTTATAAACAAAATTGGTGAAATACGCTCCCTGCCGTTGTACTGGGACGAATTGAAAACAGAGGAAGATACAAAGACTTTCGTTAGGATTGTCTTTGCCATGACACTGGGTAAAGAAAAATCCCGCCTGACTGCCCGTGCTAAACAGCGCCAAGTGGGTACATGGCAAACGTTGCTTGTATCAGCATCCAACGAAAGCATACTTGACCGGGTAACTGCTAGAACACAGATGACAACAGCCGGTATCTATCGCATATTTGAATATGAGGTTAAGCCGGGTGTGCATGGTCAGATTTCAATATCGGCAGCGCAGAGGAAGGTTGCCCTACTGAATGACAACTATGGCATGGTGGGTCTGGCATATGCTAGGTGGTTAGGCCAGAATTTTGTTGCTGTAGAGAAAGAGGTTAACGCCTGTATGGTGGCTTTTGAACAAGAGCTAGAGATACAGAAAGACGAGCGCTATTGGCTGGGCCTAATAACGAGCCTTACCATGGGCGCAAAATACATGAATTCAATGAACCTCACCCGGATAAATGAAGCTGCTCTAAAGGAATTTCTGGTTACCTGCTTGGGTAACATGCGGATAACCCGTGGGAGCAAGGGTGTTGACATGAAGGATGACTTGGATGTATCAAACATCCTTGCGGCGTTCCTTAACCAACACAGGGCACGCCATACAATATTTACCAACCGCATACACATATCAGCAGGAAAGCCACCCAAGGGGGCTATTGTTGAGGTTGGTGATACATCGCGGCTTGATGACATTCACGTACACGTTGGTGTGGATGACAAATTGCTGCGTATAAGTTCCTATAGGTTGTCCGAATGGCTGGCCGATAGGGGGTTGTCTCGTCACTTGTTTACAAAGGCTTTGGCCGAAACCTTTGGGATGAAGACAATCAATGGCCGCATAGCATCGGGTACGAGGTTTGCCGGTGTTACGCAGTACCTGTTGGAAATCAATCTTGCAGGTACACCACACTCAAACTTCATAGATGAAACCTAGGAAAGAAAACAACCCATGGTAAAAGTTCCTGCCACTGGCAATACCACCAAGACGGCCCTGAAGAAAGCCGCTTCCACGAAGGCGGCTACGAAGAAGGTAGCTCCGAAGAAAGCGGCTTCCACGAAGGCGGATACGAAGAAGGTAGCTCCGAAGAAGGCAGCTTCCACTAAAGCGGCTCCGAAGCGCGCTGCTTCCACGGAGGCGGTCAATACGGCCCCCGCCGCCCGCAAGTAACGGCTATGACGCTAATGGGGGCTTACCTGACTGGGTAAGCCCCCATTCAATTTCTACAAATGTGCCTATCGGGCCTAATCGTCCCGCCACCCACGGTTCTTAGATTTTGGAACCACATTAAGGTTTGAGCGCTTGTTTGATCCGCCCTTCCTTTGTGGTTTTATGTGGTTAACATCCATACCGTCACCCTTGTGCACCTTGCCTTCCTTCTCAAGCATGCGCCTAGCTTTGTTGTTATTGGCGCGGGCCTTTGACGGGCCGGGTTCGGTATTGTACCCCCTATCCATTTTTCTTATTTGTGCTGGGGTGCGGTGCGATTTCGGGTCGCGCACCCCCTCTTTCTTTGGCATTCCTAATCATCCTTGTCTTCATTGCTACTGGGCATAGCCCCTACTTCGATCCGGCGTTTGGATGGAACCATCCCAGTACCGGCCTGCGCTGGTATGCGGTTATTTTCATCTGTAACTGCATTCCGGGTCGGTTGCTTATGCGGGATGTTGCGCTTGTCATATTTATTGTCATATGCCATAACTTACCCCTTAATACAATGCAAGTACAGCCGATGCTGTACCAGCATCTTTGACCTGCAATACCGCGAATGGCAATAAACTACCAGCAACAACTGTAATTGATCTGGTGCCACCGCTAGCATCAATGATGGTCAGAGTGCCACCGGTGCCGATGTACAAGCCCCTGCATACCCCATCAGGTAAGTCTTCATCAGCCTTGGTCACTGGCACAATTTTTGTGTACACCTGTGTGCTAGGTGTTCTCCAAATTTCATCAGCCATAGCTCTACCTCACATGGTTAATTCACTAAAAGGGTATTGTCAGCAATCATAGACATATTGACTGAACCCCACCCAACATTGCAATCCCATTTCACAACGATTGCTACTACATCTTCAATTGAAGTTGTTTCTTCCCCATCGAAGTCAAACATATTGACTATGGTTCCGGCCAAGTAGTCACTACGCATCACAATGCGGCGGTGTAAATTTACACCTATTACATCAGGTTCACAGCCTTCAAACCCCAACATGGCATACCTCGCCGGGTAACTATTGTGTGTTATAGGTGTTAGACATACTATCTAACAACTGTTCATCTTTCTTATATAGCACAATGCCACCGGTACTAATAGCAGCCTTATCACGGGCTTCCTTATCGCGGGCAAACTTATCAAGCTGCGAACGGGTCACACGATCTGACTGGGGGCGTAGCCTGTTCCACGCTTCAACTGAACCCCACATACGCCCGCGTTCATTTGCACTGGTAGACGCCCAGTCCTCCATGAGCCTAGACTTCTCGTCAGTAGCAGCCGCTTGGCCACGATAAAAGGCAACCCGTTTTTCACGGTTCTCCGCAGCCCTAGCAGGCATAAGCCCAAAGCCCTGAAGCATGGCTTCAGATAATGAGTATGGTGTCATAGTCTGGCGACCAAGCTTAGTCTTTGGTCCCTCAGAAGCAGCACGGTATGCCTTGACAGTATCTGATGCAGCTTTAAATGGTATAAGTAACTCGGCCGCTTTACCGAAGTCACCATTACTAAGGGTTTGTAGCCCGCTGTGCCAGTCCTTTATGAGAGACCCCGGTGCGCCGAAAGCTGTATCAGCAAACCACCCCCACACATCATCCGTATCATTCGACCGTGGCTGGCCGAACGTAAGGGGGCTATCAATACCCAGCCTGCCGGATGCATCAAAGGCGAACCCGGCAGGGAGACCACGAGTTACCCCACGGGAAACCATTTCACCAAGTGTTGGTCCAAATATTTCAGCAGCATTGGTTCTAACATCGTGCTGCACATCTTCCCAAGTGTAGTCAGTTAGCCCCACAAGGTTAGCACCCATAAGCAGGAATTTGAACGGCTCTGTCGGTAAGCCCATGGCACCAGCAGCGGCGAAATGCATTGCCCCTATATACCCTAGGGCCTTCAACGCTTCAATCCTTTCAGCTTTTGTTTCCCCCCGGACAGCCTTACCAATGTTTTCACCAATAAGCTGGTACACACCGATACCAAACTTTTTGAACTGGAAACTTAGTTTCCCAATAGGATGGTTCATAAATGGTGCAGCATTGGTATTGGAATAGTTGAACTGGGTAGCGCTAACTGTATCTTGGGCATACTGCAACGCAGCTTCATGGTTACCTGACCGGGTAACCTCCAATCTGTAAGCAGCCAGTGCAGAAGCTGCACGGTTGATAGTTTCAACAGCCTTGGGCATTTGGCGTGCTATGCCCTCAAAGTACCCAACACCCTTATCAACTCCCGCTACACCGCGCTCAAAGAGTGTGTTAGTGCTCCGTGACCTGATGAAGCTTTCAACTTCCAATCCAGCGTCCGGGTCCAGCAAACCACGCTCTACGAGCCAATCAACCATAGCCCTTTCATTGGTGTCTGTAAGCCTTCCTTTAACAAACTCCACATAGCTCTGTGGTTTATTAGTTGGATTGGTTATCTTACCCAAAGTATCCTTGATGCCACTTTTTGCTATGCCACCAGCCCCAATGTCAGAATAAGCCTTGGTCATAAATCTGAACGACCGACCGATGCCGTACCTAGCTGCCAGTACTGGCATGGTAAGCATGATTGGCTGGGTGGCATTGATAAGAGAGTAGGCCGGTGATGCCAGCTTATCAATGAACGACCACGTTAATATGCGCTGTATTGCAGGCTGGAACGGGTTGGACGGGGAGAACCCTGTACCAACATCAGCACGCCTTTCAACCTCATTGGCTATAGAACCACGCCCCATAGTACCGGGCTTGTCATACGATGCGTTGGCTAACTCCCGCATTTCCTTAAGTGCAACTTCAAGTGCTGGCTGGTATTCTAACCTACCGAGGTAATTTGAAGCAGACTTTGTGTATTCAAGGGTGTTCTGGGTCAAGTCCATGGAAGCCCCAATTATGTTGCGGCGAGGCTGACGGCGGGACTGTATGCGGGTTGACCCCATATAACGTATGCTTGCCTCATTCAAGGCAATCTCAAGCTCATGCTGCATAACAGGGTGCATTTCCTGAAACCCCTTACGGCGCTTCAGCCCATTCAACAACGCTGTCATCTGGTGGGTAAGCATGTCAGCACGCCTACCTTCTTCCTCATACTTGCGAGGGATGGCACCCTTTACTTCAGAATACTCACCTGTTTCCTCTAGGCCATGGGCAGCTTCAAGGGCCTCACGCTGGGTCTTGAAAAATTCCACATGCTGGTTTTGCACTTCCACTACATACACCCGGATAGCGTCCGCATCATTCTCGGATATACGAACCTTCTTACCTGCCGGGGTAATCTCAAATTGTTCACCAGTTACTGAGCTTATAATAATGCTCTTAAGTGTGGTATGGGGTGACTGGCTTCCAACATAATTTTCAGCCAATGCCCTATCGGTGAACTGAAATCTATTTGCAGATAGGGCTTTGGCACCGGCAGGGGGTGGGGTCACTATTGCTGTTGCACGTACCACGAAGTTTCCACGACGCATGAGGGGGAAATATGGCCCCTCAATTTTTGATAACTCTTTTGCATCTTGGATCAACTCAAGTATGTGTTCACCCCCGAGGGTTACCTTATCTGCATCAGTAGCCGTATTGTCAAAAATTCTCTGTGCCAGTGCATCATCATTTATGCCAAGTGCCCTAAGCACCCGGTTTTTGATGATGCCCAAGCTCATGGCATTCTGTTGGTCTCTGAAAAAGGTTACGGCTTCTGAACGAAGGGCTTTCAAATCATCGGGTAGTGCATCGTGTATGCGCTTCAACTCAGCATGGCGTGCCTTGGCCCACACCCCGCGTAGGGCATTCTTACCAAGGTGTTTATTGTTGGACAGGGGCCGGTCGGCGTACACATTAGCCGTAGTTTCGGCGTGAACCAACTGCGAAAAATTAACCCACTCACCTGTAGCGCGGTATTTCTTTTCCAACTCATACATCTTGGAGATAAGTGGCTCACTTTTTGCAAACAAAGTATCACCCTTTGTCCTAATCATTTCCATAGCATCATGGATTTGGCGGACTGGGTTGTTTACTTTATTGAAGAACCTCTCTGACACTCTTACGATGTAGTCCATTGAGGTAAGGCTGAGTACCCATGGCACCGAGCGCTGTTCTTGCCTTCCTTCTTTAAGTATAATCTGGTTAAACTTGTCACGCAGTACGGGTAGGTTGCTACCCGCCTCTGGTGGGGCAAAGTTACTGTTGCCATATGCCCAAATAGCGGTAGATGCTTTTTCAATGGTTTCTACAAAATTTAATTCAGACATATCATCTTTTGACATGCGCCGATCAAACCCCGGCTTTGAAACATCCGCATCTAGTCTCGCTGATACATTTAGGATTGCCTCCATAAGTGTATAATTTTTTAAACCAAGGCCAAGTGCCTGTAGTACTGTATCAACAATAGTATCCCACAATGAAATTACCCGGTTAGGTATCCCGCTGCGCATTTTGTACATGCTATCAACAAGGTTTTTTGATGCATCTGTAGTCATCAATATTTCTTGTATGCTGCTGTTAGCTAGTGCTTCCGCTAAAAACTCATCAGGGTTTTCAAATGCGTATACCTCATTGGTATTGTTTATTGCATAAGATGCTTCACGGGCTATATTTTCTAGTGCTACCCTTGCATCCATATTAACTGACAGCACTTTTGAAAAAGCTGCATGGACCAATTCGTGCAATACTACGTGGGCGTAATCTTGCCCACCATTATTATACACATCCTCAGCCAACACAATGTACCCATTGTTAAGGTTATAAAATGCTGCTGCCTTACCTGTAAGTTCCTTTGGAACTATATAAATAGTAACATCCTTTGTGAGTGCCCCTATTCTACCAAGAATAGCCCTGAACGGCACTAACATCCCACCACTACCAAACTCGTTAATGGTATCACTAACTAAATCATTTGCACTACCAATTGCAACTGCGCTGTATTTAAAGAATTGTTCTTTATTGTTTAGTTTGTCAGTTTTTTTATCAGAAGTACCACCTTCCTTTTTCTCACGTATGGAGGCTCTGAATACATCATTACCCGGTGGGGTAAGTACATCAGGATCACCAGCAGGGTCAGTGTGCTGCTTACGGCTATCAAGCCATTCACCAAACTCTTTCTTGCTCATAACACGGAAGTCACCAACCCGGTCAGCAGCTAAACCATCCGAGAAAGATTTTTCATATGCCTCGACTGCATCCATTGCATTGTCAAAGCCAATAAGAACTTTGTGTTCATCAAAGCTACGTGGTTCTATATTGAACTGGTCAATCACAAATACATTTTCAGCAGCTTCAATATTTGGACCAATGAACATATCAATAGCATCACCATCTACGCCTTTTGTATCTGTCATTTCCCCATAGTGAACAGGCATGCGTACTTCCCAATCACCATCAGGACTAGTACCACGCCGCATAGAGCCTTTTGCTGTTTCTATTTCAATATTGTGACCATCCCAAACAATGGTGCCCTTTGTGTATTCACCGGACAGTCTTTGTTCGGGTGTTGGATCAGCTTCAGTAGCACCTGCCGCCTTCAGAACATCTGAATTTGTTGAGTTGCGTTTTGGCACCTTATGTTTCGGCACGGGGGCGGGTTTTGGAGCAACTGGCTTGGCCTCTGGCTTGGCCTCTGGCTTGGCCTCTGCTTTAGCAGCGCTGCGCTTTTTGGATGTTTCTTTTATCTTCTCAGCTTTTGGTGTTGATTTGGGAACAGGCTTGGGTGCGGGGGCGGAACCTTTAGTTGATGCCCCCGCCAGCCTAGCAAGCATAGCTGCTTTTTCTTCATCGGATACTGATGCTACATCAATTGTCTTACCTGTTGAGGTAACCTTTGATCCAGTTTCTTCATCAAACAAGCTATTGCTTACTTTTGAAGTTCCCCTAGCTTGAATGTCATCATTTTCACTATGTTCCTCGGAAGGCAAATCTTCCGTGGTATCACCCATTGGTTGTTCAACTGCATCTTCATCAACTTCAGTTTTTACCCCGCCAGCAACCCCCTCTGAGTCACCCATAATTTTCTTTAGCTGGTCACCAGCTAATTTGCGACCCTCACGCATGGCACTGAAATCGCCATCGGATGCCGCGATCTTTTCCCTAGTTATGAATTCTGAAATTTCATCCATGGGCGGTCCTGACTTACCAGTATTTTCCGCCGCACGCATTTTGTTTGCAAGCGTCTCTACCTCACGTAGCCATACCGCGTGGTCACTAGATGTTTCAAGAGTTACCCGCTTGCGTATTTTAATGCCTTTTTCCTTGGCTTCTGAAAGGATATTTTCAAGCCTGTCAAAAAGCTTTTTCTTTGCCTCTTTCGTTGTGGGTATTACTTCGTCTTCTGGTGCAAGGTTGTCAAAGATAACCTTTGCGTCTGCATCTTCTTGCGCACGTTTTTCTTTCGCTTTTGCTCCCTTTTTAGCAAAAGCCTCACCTTTCTCTGGTGTGCCAAGGTCTGCAAGGTTTGCCGCAATTTTATCCGAATGCGCTTTTGAAGCCTTCTCGGGGTCATAGTTCAAATCCTCAAGGATGCGGACTTCACCCGCATTGCGCTGGCCTTTCATTTTTTCAGCTTCAGCCATGCGCTTGGATTTTAGGGCTTTGGAAGCCCCCATAGCTTTAGATACTGCCGGGGTAGAAGTGTCAGGTTTTGGAGCCGCAGGGGCCACAGGGGCAACAGGAGCCGAAGCCTCTACGGGTATGTCTGTGGACGTGGTGGGGATAGCGGGGGCCACAGGGGCCACAGGGGCCACAGGGGCCACAGGGGCCACAGGACGGCCGCTAGCCTCCGCAGGTACATCCCCACCAGCGGGAGGGCTAGCGTCCGCTGTACCCCCCTTAGAAGCTGTTGTGGGTGGCTTCCTTGTGGCATTGGGGTCTATTGGTAAACCACCAGTTTCTTGATTTTCAACAACTGCTGTTGGATTTGTTTGTGGCTGTATACCTACCGGGGTAACCTCGCCACCACTTGAATTTGCTAAAGCTTCCACTTCGGAGGGAGCAATAGTATCTACTATGGTTGGTTGTATAGGAGCCGCAGGAGCCGGTGGTGTAGAAGTAGCAGCCGGGGGCACAGCAGCCGGGGGCACAGCAGGGGGCGGCGGTGTAGTTCTGCGTTCACCATTAGCAACACCAGTGGGTGAAGACAATATGGCACCTATGATACCACCCTCTATGGCTCTGCTAGCTACACGACCATAGTCAACACTTTCTTGTAACTCACCTTCAACCATGCCCTGTTGCACAGACCAGTCTTCAAGACCTGTCTGTATTGTTTCTGATCCGGCACCGGCGGCGGCTGCTTTCCCAACGCGCTTGGTTACCCCACCTGCCACTTTGGCACCAGTGGTTGCCTTAGCTATCTGTCCAGCGGGTCCAACCATGCCAGTTACTGTGCCAACAAGCATAAGCATTAGGGGGCGGTTGCCCCTTAAAACTGATGCATGCTTGGCCCGTGCTGATTTTTCATCCATGCCACTAGCACGGAGATCAGCATACATCTTGCTTTCTGATTGTAACTTTTCATCAGACATTGCATCTATGGCTGAATATATTTCATCAACTGTAGATGCGGCACTGATACCACCCGCTGTAGCACCAGCAGCGACAATTGGCAGTATTGCACCACTTGTCAGAAAAGCTGGTACGGCTGCTGCCATTATTGATGGTGCAGTTTGTGTTGATTTGAGCATCATAGAACTGATTGGGTCATCAGACCAAAATTCAGGACTAGTAATGTCAGCAGCCAAGCGCTTTTGTGCGCTCCTGCCCAAACTCTCAAAGTTGCTATCAGCTATACCGTGTAAACCCTCTTGCGCTAATTTTGACCCTTCATTTATTATTTGGCCAAATTCAGATGTTGTTTCATCTGTCAACGCACGGGTTGCAGCGGGTATAGCAGATACTAGCTGGGGTAAGCCAACACCAGCGAATGTAGTGAAGTAGTCGCCCCATGTAACGTGGCTATCTACTGGACCCTCAAGGTTTCCAGTTACACGGGAAGTTTGCCACCATTCAGCCATGTAACTACCTCAATTCAATAGCCTGTGACCGCTCTGGTACTGGCTGATCTGAATACTTTGCCATTTCAGTACGCAACCAAGCATCCGCTTGTTCTTTACCCATCGTACCAACACGATACTGATACTCAGCGGCGTACTGGGCCATTGCATTATCTGGGTAATCTTTACGCACTTCTTCAGGGATTGGTTTAAGCACTTCATCTGTTGGTTCAGTTACAAATGCACCGTATATTGCCTCACCAGTACGATCAACCAGCTTACCAGCGCGCTTCCACCATTCGGCACTAGCCTTGCCATCAGCTATATCTTTATTTACCGCTGCCCTGTTCTTGTCCCATATCACTCTAGCCCTAGAAACTGTCTCTGCGTCAACTAACACAGTCTTACCTCCCAAGGTAAGCTGTACAAGCCCATCGGTGCCCGGTGCTGCTTCAAGTGTGAACGGTGCTGCATCCGGGTTGCCGGGGTCAACCTGTGTCATATCCCAAGCAATAACGGCTGCATCATCTGGTGGTATTGCTTGTCCATTACTGGAAAATATCTTATTAGTCAGTGATGTAAGTTCTGCATGCAGGTTTTCAGGTAGTGGTTCTCCACCATCACCCATTACGCGGGATATAACATTATCCACGGCCTGCTTGGACACTTCATCATTTGTAACAGCATCCGATGGCTTCATTGATGGCTGTGAAGTCAAGAACGGAGCATTGTTCTGTGCTATCAATCCAGAAATTCGTTCTTGTTCATCTGCTGACATTTCAGCAAGCTCCGCACCAGTAGGTGGTTCAACTAGCCCCTTTCCATCCAATTTAGAAGAAACATCCTTGAACGCCTGAGAACCAGTATCCTCACGCATACCAGCCGCATCAAGTATCAAACTATCAAACGCCGTAGAAGATACCCCCATAATTTCAGCACCCCATTCAGATGGGGTTTTTACCTCTTGCTCACCAAGGGGCATTTCTGTAACGCTGTCATAATACTGAATGACATACTTACCATCGTCATCTTTCTGTACAGCAAGGCTCCTACCATCTGGGACATTGGCATACGCCTTTACAATGGCTGAAGTGGCTTCGTCCATGTCACCACCTGTAGCAGCAGCTTTTGCAAAAGCTGCATACCTAGATGCTACAAGCCTTTGACGTTGCACAATGCTTACAGCCGCCGCCTTTGCTTTATTGGTTTCACCCCTGCTGTTATAAAACTCCCATGAAGAACTCAAAGCACGCATGATCCGTTCATCTTCTGGCATTTTGCCATTAGGATCAATGACCGCATACATTTCATCCATAACATCCTGCGGTGCCCCGCCGTACCCTTGGATCAACTGGTCCAACTGGTCTTCTGTTGCATCATCAAGGGTATCTGGTATGGCGGAACCACCACTGGCTTGCCCACCCATACCAACCAATTCCATAGCTCCCTCTGACCCAGCCAGTACAGCATCAAACACGTCATCGTAGTTTATGCCAGTCTTGGCATAGGCAAGGTATTGTCTGGTTTCAGATGGCATATTTTGTGGGTTGGCACCATTCTTAACCCACTTGTTTACGTTGCCCATGCCCCAGTTATAAGCCGCCAATGCCTTCGTTGGGTCTTGGTCATACATATCCAACAATTGGCGCATGTAACGGCCTTGCCCATCAATACTCTGCACCGGGTCTGTAGGATCAACCCCCAAATCCCCAGCAGTAGCAGGCATAATCTGAGATATGCCAATAGCACCCTTATTGCTTTTCCGCTCACCAGAAATCACATCCGGGCTAAATCCATCACTTTCTATCCCAGCCTGCCGGATTAGCAACTCAACCGGGACATTATACTTTTTTGCTGTAGCCTCAAAGTGTGGTCTTAGTTCATCGGGTACAGCATCAAACCTAGCTATACCTGTCGGGGTAACCCCAGCAGCGGCTGTGTCACCCTCGGTTTCACCAGATGGTATAGCACTTGTACGGCCACCCATAAAACGCCGTGCAGCAGCAGCCTCTGGATCACCACCCATAGATTTTGCAATGTTTGCTTGGTTGACTTGGATGGCCGATCTTTGCTGTGACCTATCCAAATCAGTTTCATACTCACCACGCATGTTGGCAGCTTGGGTGTTCATGTAATCCTTTTGAACATCCATGTAATCAAGCTTTGCCTCACGCTCGCGCTTATCCATAGGGCCTTGGATAAGGTTGTACCCAGTGGATAAACCACTGGTAAAATCTTTTAATTCCTGACCAAAAGACATAATGTATTACCCCATAGCTATTGCGGACGGACGAGCTTCACGCTGTGATAAATCATCACGAGACTTACCAATCAGCTTCTGAAAAAATTCCTCACCCTTCCACTTAACCACATCTTCCGGCACGATGAACTCATTTGCATTTATGGCTGCCGGGCGCTGCCCATCAATAAGCGCCGGTACATCATCCGGCGTTTCACCCTGTGATGGGCTTGCGGTTTCTGGAACCATACCACCATCTTCAAACCCAGTGAACTTCATGGCTGTACCAGCAACAGTACCCAGAAGATTTCCCCACCCAGATGACTGTTCACTTTTGAATTTCTGTGTGTTCAAGTCAGCACTGTACTCAGAATTCAGTGTGTCAAGAACACGGTTCTGGTCATTATCAGCAAGACCACTCCACTGTGTGGGGGTCCCCATCGTATTAAACCCGATCGCTGTATTGGCTAGGTTTAATGGCACCACATTGCTTTCTGCATCAATAGCACCAGCAACTTGCCCATCCACTCCTGACTTTGTATCCCTACCAATGGCAATGGCCTGAGACCTCAAATCACGGGCTGTCTGGTCAACCTTATCTGAAGCTTCATTACCAGCTTTAGCTGCTTGGGCTGCGGCGTCGGCTTTCATGCCAGCATCAAGCGCTTGGTAATTCATGTCAGATGGGCTAATGCCATATGACATTAACTCCATCTTAGCGGCATTAGCCGCTTGGCCCATTTGTTCTGCTACTTGCCCTTCCGCTTTTCCCATTTCATGGAGTTTGCGGTCTTCAGAGGCATAGCTTTTTGCTTCGCGTATCAGATCATTTTCAAGTGGTTTAAATTTATTTTCCCACCTGTTCCTGTCTTCACGCGCATTATCCATTTGGAAGTCAAATGCACCCATGAAATCTTTTGTTACAGCATCAGTTATTTTTCCATTTTTCTCAAATGCCTTTTTGGCCATATCAAACATTTCATCAGAACGAGCATTTGCCCGCGCTGAGTCAGCTTCGGCCAATTTTCTAAGGGCTTTGAAGTTTGGTGACTTCGGCACTTTGGTTTCTTTACCCATGGTGGGTATCCTTATGACTTACCTTGCTAGGTAACAACAGGCTTTTGTAATCCAACCACCTACAATCTTTTTTGTACATGGTTAAATAGACAAGACCGCCAGACTTTACTGCACCGGGGATTATGGTTACCTGTTTAAACCCTATTTTTGATGTAAATTCAAGGCTTTTTGTGTTGGCCTCTGGTATTGTTACTAAAACAACGTTGCAACCCAACTGTTCAAATATGTAGTGGAACACAAACCATATGAATTTCCTAGTAAGCCACCCAGCACAAAACCCCGCTACGTGCATGTTAACTGATGCACCGTTGTAGTCTTTTATTATAACACCACCAACTGTACAACCCTGTATAGTACGTGACAGGCATACATCATACCTAGGATCAAATGTACATGCCGCTGCTGCACATACCAGTATGGCTGCTGCTTTGTTACCAACATCCAAATCGTTGGCGGTGAACCTACTCATTTGATGGTATTTGATCCACGGTTATAATCCCCATTTCAACTAGGCTGCTATAAGTCACAGCCCCCAAATTATCAGTGTCAGCCCGCTGCCGTGTAAGCAACTCAACAACCTGTTTCAGTATTGCAATTGTTTCATACAAGCTATCAGTGGTCGGCACTGGTTCTGGGATGGAGGGAAAACTAGACACTGGAAAGCTCCTTGGAAGTAGAGGCAACTTGGAAATTTTTTATGCGTACACGGGCTTCTATTTCAAACTGGTAATAGTCTGCTTTGAAGCCACCGGGAAGCTTTATAATTTTACCAGAAGTACGTATTTCATGTGTACTTTTTAGAACATCATCCGCATATACACGCAAAAGCCCATACTGGTCACTTTGTAGAGTTTGATCTATATCGGCCACAGGTACTGGGTTCTGTTCCGGGGTTGTGTCTGGCACGGTAAAAAATACCTTTGCAGCCCCTAAATTTGTTTTTTCATCCATATGAAAGCGCTTGGATTTCCACAGATAGCTTTCAAAGTATGGTTCTTCAATACTCTGATTTAGGTAAAATACCCCACCATCACGTACTATAAATAATTCACCCGACCATGGGTCATTCATTATGTTTATTGTTTCAAGTTCACTAGTTAGCCTTACAAAAGCTACTCTCTGGTCATTGGGGTCAATAAGAACACCAAGCTTGGCACCCGCTGTATCATCCTGACTGAATGCATCAGTTTGCACAATATCATCCTGAAACACGCCAGTTCTAGATGTACCAAAAGCATAATACAGTGCACCAAACCTACCAGACCGTAACTGGGTAAGTTGAGTAAGAGATTGCCAACGATCTTTGGTTATGATGTTCTTGGTTACGTTCTCAGCCCTACCCGGATTTACAAGAACTAATCCGTTTGGTGATGCATAAAAAACACCTTGTGGTGTTGATATTATAGAACCTCTGGATATGCATGGCTCCAAATTGGTAAGCCTGCTTATAGTTATATACTGGGGTAACGTACCTGATGCGGTAACTGGATACCCCTGTGTGCATACAACCAGTGTTTGGTTTACAATGCCCATACCCACAATTGGGTATTCAACTGTCTTTACATATGGCACAGGCCAAGCATGTGGGCGGTATGGTACTGAAAACCACAGTTCATTGTTTTTCCACCCAGCCAACATACCATTGGGCATCATAAGAAAACCCGCAAGGTCGGTGGGTGGGGCAGTCCAAAATTGGCTCGCTAATTGCGTGCCACTGGATATATCTGAGTCCGCTATTGTGTCATCGTAATCTGCATCTGCTATGGGTACTTCAGCCACAAGGAAGTATGTAGATGTTCCAACAATTGTGCGGTACACACGGACTGTAGCTAGTATCCGGTCTGTCCCATCTTTATCATCGGCTGCTACAGCCGGAAATGTAATTGTCCATGTGTTATCGGCCTTGTCCGTGTCTACAACAGGGTCACTGGGTGGGCCTTCCTCACCATACGTCGTTACATGGGTTATCACATATGAGCGGGTTACGTTTGATGCTACCCCGGACCCGGTAACATTTATTGAAATTGCACCGGGCTTTTCAATACCCAGCAAGAGTTCGTTTTCAGATGCATCAATGCGCGCTTTTGTATTGTACCGTGGTGAAAGTGTAGATGAACACCAATAGTACCTGTCATATGTATCAGTTATTACTGGTGACCGTATTACATCGGTATCTTTATTGGCAAATTCCAACCATGTTGACTCAAATAAATATGATGGGTCAATATATGTCGCGGGTATGCGGTATACCTTGGTAGACCCGGACGACAACAGAGTGTGCAAATTGATAGGTGTCGGAAGCCCAATGAGGGCACCCGAAAATAAGTTACAATTTGATGCATCGGCAGCGGAGTTTGCCAGCAGTAGGGTATCATCTACTGCTGGCAACATTCCACCAAACGGTGCTAGTTCAATAGCAACCATCGTTGCATTACCTCAAATGAGGGTTCCTAAGCATGAGGACTTTGCGCCCAGCGCGCATTTCAGCCTGCGTCTTTGGATTGACAAAACTGGCACCAAGCTCTTGGAATGAACGCGCCACTGTCGGTGTTGGTGCTGGTGTCGGCACGGGAGTTTCTTCCTGCGGCTGCTGGCGCTGTTGTGCAAACAACTTCTCACGTTCCACATTGAAATTTTTCATTCCAAGGGGGTCGTCTTTGTCAAACTGTTCGGGCGATGGGGCATCCTCGACAAATGTTGCGTCCGACTTACCTACCGGGGTATTGGGCTTCTGGTTATCAATGATATTGATGAACGGGGAAGCAGCCCCATTAAGTTCAGCGTTAAGCTCATCGTTAAGCTCATCGTTAAGCCCACCAAAAGCATCGGTGCTTAGAGCATCGGGATTTACGATGTTTGGGTTCTGGTTCTGAAGTTCCGGGTTATTTTCTTCAGTCGTAACAGGGGCATCCTGTTTGATTGGCATTTCTGGCATTGTTTCATATCCTAGTTTGGGGGTTTACCTAACCAAAACTGTCTTTTCATTCTAGCTGGGTCTGGGCAAAGCCCAATACTAATTGGGCCTATGGTTGCTTCTGTCTTGTGGAACCAATACCTAGTTCCCGGTAATACCACAGTAACACTTGTATTGGTAGAACCAATTGGCGGGCGTGGAAACAAAAATGGACCAACAACAAAATCATCACCCATTATAAATTGTGGTTCTATTTTTATAAACTCTCCACTGCTATTTATTAGTGGTGCCCTGTTTGTAACATTTACCCCATTACTGTTTGTGTACTGTATAAGCAACGAACCTAACCTATCCCGGTTGGGGTAAAACTCGGTGTTTTTGTGGGACGTTGCTGTAAAAACCACAGACCTGTTTACGCATGTGTATACAATACTGCTTGGTTCAGCATACACAGGGCTTAACCTATGTGTGTACTCCATTACAAATGGTATTGTATAAACAAAACAAGCGACCGCTCCTACAGTCCACCCAGCCCATTTTGCTATGCGCTTTCCTATAATCATTTTGGGTTTGACCACCAGTCTTTCAAAGCAATGATGGCAGCAGCCAAAGCCGTTACCGATGCTATGGATACTGTTATGCCAACAAGAAATGTCTTTATAACACCATAAGCAGCGGCTCCGTTGGCAAGCATTATTACAGCATCCAACCTTTGTGGGTCCAGCAAGCCAGCCGCCCGCAATTGGTCAAGTGCTTCCTTGTCCTGTTCTGTGAATTTTACATCGTTGTTATCCACAGTATTTAGCTTCCAACGGGTTTGCTTGCGTACCACCTGCCATAAATAACAAAAGCACTAGTTACCATGCCAGATATTGATGATATGAAAAGCTCCGATGAAACAGAACCTTCAACAACCGCGAACCCCAGCACTGATACTGCGGTTATAAACCCGGTAATAGCACCACGGGTAATGTTGGACATATACCATGGTTCACTATTGGTCATATTTGCTACCACGGGGTCATTTGCCAGTTTTGTGGCCGCGTTGTTTGCCATGCGATTTACCGCTTCACTTGAAGCAGACAGGCTATGGCCAAGTTCCTCTTTGAGAACCTCTTTAACTACATTCTTACTGGCTTCTACAATCTTTTCTTTTGCGTTCCGCATGACTTTACCCTTAACCTGTTTTCCTATTATCCTTCCAAATACACCAAGCATTTTACTTTTTACCTTTATTGCGATATTTTTTTAAAATCAAAAACCCACCAACAACCACAGCAACCAAAACAATGATGGCGGTAAACACTACAGCTATTCTTGGTGATGCTGTGTATGCCACACCACCACCAGTTACAATTGCTGCACCAACAGTTACCACTGCACCAACCGTAGCTGTTTCCGACGCACCAGTAGTCCCAGTAGCCCCAGTAGCCCCAGTAGCCCCAGTAGCCCCAGTAGTTACCTGTGGGCTTGTCTGTGAGGTTACTTGTGCAGGTAACTTCAAAAGTTCTTGATGTATGGCTTCCCGTGTTTTTGGGCCAGCCACACCATCAACATTGTTACCAGTAAACCCAACATCCCTCTGAAATCTGCTTATAACACCTTCCTCAAGTTTATACCCGAGTAGGTATAGGCCCGCCCTATTGTATTTTATGATACGGTCTTGGTAACCATTAAGCCCACCATTTATGCGTCGGGTCACCATTTCAATATTGTTTACATCACAGTACAGATTTAGGGATTTACCCGTTGGATTGCCCACACCCCAGTACCAAACTGTTGACATAAACTCCCAAGGGTCAGTGTTTATAAGATAGGGGCTGTCAACAAAATGTGGTACTTCCATGTCCGGGAAAGTAGCCAAACACCACTTATAAAAATTAGTGGTGTTATACTTGCCTGTTACCTGTATAGGCCCATGTCCGGCGTATTTTTTACCGTCTCCATCGCGCTGTGGTGTATTCCCCAAATCAGTGCGAATATCATATCTGTTTTGGGCAGCGGTTGGACCCCAAACTTCCCGGTCATACCTAAACCCACCACTTTCGTGGATAACCTGTGAAAAATAGTGGGCCAAACGGTGTGCCCTATCTAGTCCAAATTCAGATGCATGGTTTGCTAACCCATTAGCAACTGAATTGACATTGCTGATGTATTTCCTAGAACCCTCACCAGCTATAGCTATAAGTGTTTCCGGCGAGTAAAAACTAGTCATATCCATCTATCCTATCACTGGTAATGTTTACAACCTTATACACCCCTTTTGACCCACCGTCTACTATTTGTACAATAATAGGGTCGGCTGTTAGGGCTGCTGCGCCTTCTATACTTGAAGTTTTTCGTTTAGCCATAATGTAGTCTCTAACCATTGCACGAACAACATCATTACCGCCCATGTTTTCTATGGTTTCATAGTCAATCAAAGCTGGCTTGGGTGTCTTTGGCATTGGTTATACTCCCGCGTATATGATCTTATTTAGTATAAGTGTTGGTTGCACATTGTTATGTTCACTACCACTACCAGCATTGGCTGTTGTGCCAGAAATAGTATGTGAGTGGTTACCTTGGGAACTTGTTTCTACACTTTGTGTTTCTTGCCACAAATCATCTTGGCCACCACCAACTGGAATATTATTTTTTAAATTGCCATACCTCAAATAGTTATGTGTATGCCCACCAGTACTATTTGTGCTTAATGACCCACTATTATGGTCATGAGAAGCTAGCTGCCCTTCTGTAAGCTGGTGTGTTTCACTACCACCAGTAAAACCAAGCCCATCACCATTCAACCCACCAGACTTATTTGTTAGCCGGTTTGCTGAAGAACCCCCCATATCATCCTGACCAGCTACAACCCTACCCCTAAGATCGGGTAGGTTAAATGTTGTAGAACCATCACCATTACCGTGTACTGTGCCAATTGCTGTAAACAACAAAGCATATGTTGTTCTACTTACAGCTTGCCCATAGCAATACAAAAACCCACCCGGCAGGGAGGCACCAGCATATTCCTTTACTTCACCTACTAGGTAACTTCCAATAAGCCCACCGAGAGCGGCTACATCAGCTAGGTTAAGTAGGCCCCTGCCAAATTCTGTACTGTCAATTTCCTCAACTTCGCCCGTTGCTGCGGTTGCCCTACCAAGCATTTTTCCAGATGCCATAGTAAGTTCATGTTCGGCGTTCCAGTTTGATGGACGCACAAGTGTTGTATCACCACCATCTGATTTAGCGGATGTAAAAGCATGCTTTAGTGATAGTGCCATGGTGTTACCTCACGGGGTAAGTTGTTTAGCATCAGGGTGCCCGTTGGGGTGCCCGACCAGTGCCATGAACTCGTTGTTGTGGCGTGCAACCTCAGCCCCGACAGCTTGAGTAGTCCGGATATTGTCAATCGCCATCGCCGCCGTGACCGTGTAGGCGCAATGGTACTTTTCGGTCTGCATCTTGTCGGCGGTCACGGTTACAACCTTCATGTAAAGCTCGCATGTGTGACACACCTTTGCCGTTGGCTTGCGAAACAACGGACACACCATGCCACTCTTGTTGATCGGCTTTTCTTCCATTACAAGCGGCTCCTGACATTGGTTTTAAACTGTGCCTCTGTGATCGTACCCTGCCCCTTCAAAGCGCGGACATCATTCGCCAGATCAAAGACGGCGGACCCCAATGCCTTGATGATATCGTTGCTTCGCTCAAGCGTCGCCATCACAGCGTCCTTTTCCTCCTCCTCAGTCGGCGGTGCCTCCACAACCGGGGCAGCCGCATCAAAAGCCTGCTGGACCTTACCCATCTGGGAGAAGTCCTTGATGGCGGAGTTGCCGCGTTTCGGGTCATTATACTCAATGTGCCCCTCTTGTGCCTCAGTGTCCCACTGGACGGCGCGGATGGCAGCAGGAAGGGCACCCGCAAGATTGACCTTGCGCGCCTCCCGGTCGATGACGATGATGCTGTCTTCAATGATGATAGAAACCTTCACCTTGCTTAATCCTTCTGCGCGATTATTGATCCGATGAATTTGACTTGCAAGTCAATGTTGTGCGAGTGAGCGCCCCCGCCGCCGGTGTTGCCCGATCTGGACGGCGTATCGTTACTACTGCCGAGGGTAGTGCCCCTTAGTGAACTGGTTCCGCCGCCACCAGTTGACCTGAGAACGGGATGGTCGTGCAATGGCATTTCGCTGATGTTCAGCGTATGCGCATCAGTCGCTGTAATCCCGAACACCGTGGAAAACGCGACTGACCCCCCGCTCCCGGCAAACGTCCCGCTGCTATAGTTGCGGAAGGCCGCATCGTTGTAGGTGGCATTGGTTTCTTTAGTCCACCCAGTGGGCGCAAGGTTCTGCTGGAAGAACATCCGCGTGCCAGACGCAAGTACGACTGTATTTGCATTGTACGCCTGAACGTGGGTTCCAATAATAAGTCCGAGCGTAGCTCGCTGCGCTGTAGCATCAGTGTCGTCAATCAACGCCCGCCCCGCCGCCGTACATGGTATTTCTTCAACAGCACCGGGAGAGGCAGTAGCCCTACCCATGATGGTGTCTTGTGCTAATGTTATAGTGTGTTCCGCGTTCCAATTTGATGGCTGTACCTGCGTAGCATCAGCACTATCAGACTGTGGTGAATTAAAAGTATGTTTGGCGGATATAGCCATGTTTTATAACTCCACCACATTATAAATTAACTGGTCTTGCCGTATCTGCCCACCATCTGTCTCAATTTGCACAATTACTTCATAATTTATATTGTTTTCACCCCCACTTACAAAAAATGATATGTCCCTATTATCGTCATTTACAACATACCCATCAACCACTAACGGGCTATAAACTGTATTGTTCTGTATTGTGAAATCAATAGTTGATATTTCTTCCCCATCATCCAACCAATTGTCATAATCTATGTTATACCGCTTGCGGTCACCCGTTGCTTTTCTGAAAGTTTTCAATACGGTTGTCATAATTTACCTCGCAGGAACAACGGCTGGTTCTTCAACAACAGTTTTGGCTGGACTTGGTTTTTCTGGAACAGACACAAGCCTATACTCATATTGCACAACCGCTTGCTTATTCTCCCATGGTACTACAACACGCTCAGTATCACTATAGTTAAAAACGGCCTTAAAAAGTAATACACTCGCGGTATCTTGTTCTTCAACTGCAAATAAGTCAAGTACAGCCCCAATAACACCAAACGATGCGGTGTCTTGTGCTTCAGTCGCAGCTAAGTCTAACGTTGCAATAATAGAAACACTTATTGCAGCCGTGTCTTGTGCTTCAGTAGC